GAATTGGTGCAAATGTTGCAAACAAAGAAATGTTTAGTATCGTTACAAGTCTTGTTAAGCAGGGAGCAGTCTTTAAAGATGGTGGAATTGTCTATCAAAATGCTGATGGTTCTACAGCTTACGGTGCTAATAACCAGCCTATGACAATAACAGATAAGATGAACACTCTTAAATCTGATGTAAACTACTCAGGACTATTTAAGCCTGATAGTAACGGTGGAAGCGGTACACCTCCATCCAATAATGGAAGTGGAACAATAAATAGCACGATGAATGCTACACAAATGATGAAACAAGGTAGGAAATAATGGCAATTACATTATTAGAAGCAGCAAAGCTTAATACAGGCGATGTTTATAAAGCAGGTGTATATATGAAGTTTGCAGAAACTTCTGATTTACTAAGAGTATTAATGTTCGATAGTATCGGGGGAAACTCTTTAAAATATAATGTTGAAGAAACTTTACCTGGTATTGGTTTTCGTGGTGTAAACGAAAGCTTTACTGAATCAACTGGTATTATTAACCCTAAAACTGAAAACCTTGCAATTGCAGGTGGTGATTTAGATGTTGATAAATTTATTGTTGATACAATGGGTGGCGATCAAAGAGCTATTCAAGAGGGAATGAAGATTAAAGCACTTGCTTTAGCATGGACTAAAACATTCTTTAAGGGTGATAACGAAACTGAGCCTAGAGAATTTGATGGTTTACAAATTCGCTTAACTGGTGATGCTCTTATTCCTAACCATGCAACAGGTGCTGGATTATCTTTAGCTAAACTTGATGAAGCAATTGATGCAGTTGATGGTGCTACTCATATTATAATGAGTAAATCAGTTCGTAGACGTTTAACAGTTGCTGCAAGAACAGCTGCGGTTGGTGGAGATATTACTTATACTATTGATGAATTTGGTAGACAAGTAACAAACTACAACGGTTTACCAATTCTTATTGCTGATAAAGATAACAATAACTCTGAAATTCTTGGATATTCTGAAACTGGTTCGACTGCATCTATTTATATCGTTGCATTTGGTGAAGGTCAAGTACAAGGCTTAGAGAACGGTGGAATGGATGTTAGAGATTTAGGTGAGCTAGAATCTAAAGCTGCATACAGAACTCGTGTTGAGTGGTATTCATGTTTCGGTGTATTCGCACCAAGAACAGCTGCAAGACTTAAAAATATCACAGATGCTGCGGCAACTGCATAACAAGGAAATATAAATGGCAAATAAAACTTTTGATTTATTAGGTTTAGTCGCAGAAGATGAGGTTGTTAGTATAACAGCTTCGGGAACAGGTGTTAGCATTCAAGGGTTAAACCTTGGTTCTGCTAATTATGTATCGGTTATCAATACGAATGTGCCTACTGGTACAGTTGATGGTGCTAACTACTACTCTTTACAGCTAGAAGTATCTGACTTAATCGGTGGTACTTATTCTAAAGTAGGAAATGCAGTAGTCGCTCCAGCAACAGCTTCACAGGCTCAGGTTGGATTTACTTCGGAACAAATTGAAGGACTTATCGCAGGTGCTGGTTTCTTTCGTGTAACTGCTACTAAAGTTGGTACTACTGCAACAGCGGTAACATATACAGCATTTATAAGTAAAATATAATGACTGTATTATTTGATAAAAGCGGAAAGGAATTTAAAGTTCCTCATGCTATTGATGCAAAAGAGTGGATATCGACTGGTAAATATTCTACTGTTAATCCAAAAGCTCTAAAGCAAGAAGAAGAAAAATAGTCTTATAGTGTCCTTTCATTTGAGGGCATTATTAAGATATATTTAAAGGGATTAAATGGCTAAGAATCAAGTAATGCTAGACACTTATAACTGGCTAAGGGATAAAGGGTTACTACTTGGTTCTTCAAGAGTAAAGCCTATTCTCACAGCACCAGCACACGAAGTTCAAAAGCCTTTAATATTTAAACTACTTGCAACTAGTGCGGGTGTTACAGATATGAGTGTAGATGGCTCAGTCACTCCAGTAGATGAAGTTTGGTTTATTGCTAGATGGATGCTATTTCTGCAAGATACTAAAGGCTTTGATGTTACTACTTGGGGTTCAAATGGTGTTTTAACTAATGGAATTGATTTATTAGTAGAAGTGAACGGAACAATAGTGAACCAACTAGACTTTCCTGTAAAACATAATGGAGATATAGCCACAATCGCTTATGATATGCAACTTCATACATTCGGAACTGGAGATGATATTTTAATAGCTAGATGGTCTTTTTCTAAAATGGGTCAATTTCTTAGGCTAGATGGATCCACAAACGACAAACTAATAGTAAGAATTAACGACAATCTTTTATCAGTAAGCAAACAAACTGTAAATATTCAAGGCTTTAAAGGATAACAAATGGCTTTAACTATCTTTCCAACTACAAATTATGACTCTTTTTGCTCACTAGCTGATGCAGAAACGATACTTTTAAACAATGTTCCATCTACTCAAAGGACTTTATGGGATGCAATCACAGTTGATACTGATAAAGAAATTCTTTTAAGACAAGCAACTTTACTCATTAAGCAAAGAATAACTCTTCCTGACACCTTAGAAAGTGATTTAAAGAGTGCTACTGTATATTTAGCTAACCATTCAATCGGTGTCAATATGATGGATGATGACTCAAGTGACAATATTAAATCTAAGCAGATAGATGGAGTCACAAAAGTAGAGTATTTTAGCAGGGGCGAAAGCAGCAATGCTTTTCCGTCGTTAGTCGATTCTTTGCTTAGTCAGTACAATTCAGTTTCAGACTCTTCATTCGTATTTAGTAGAGCATAATGAACGAAGCACTAAAGGCACGAGCAGACTTTTTAGAAGCCCTAGAAACTGATGGAAGCTTTTGTACGATAAGAACAACAGTTAATGAAGTATCAGACTCATACGGTATTGTAATCACTCCAGCAACTATCACAAACGAAGCGACAAAATGTTTCCCTTTGAGTGAAGCATCGAGTCGTATGCAAGAAGCGATCAACTCAGATATAAATATAAGCAGCTATGAACTATCTATGAAACTTTACAGCGATACAGAAATAACAAAGGCTCAGACTATTGTTTTTGATGGTAGCGAGTACGAGATTTTATATGTATCTAAGAAAATATATATCAATGAAGTTATTTTTTATGAGATATTGATAAAAAGATAGACTTAATATTAGTTTAAACTGTTAATGTGTATAATATCCCAAGCCCTTTAAAATGGCAAAGCTTCAAGATACTGAAATTATGTATCTGCCTTTATACTCGTAAAGGCTATAATTATGAAATTTATCACACAAAAAGAATACACAAAGTTACATAATGAATGTAATGCTAGAAGTAAATCATTAAAAGACTCTTTAGACACAGAAGAGAGAGAACTTATTGAATTTGAAAATGAATATAATAAGTCAATTAAATTACTTGCTAGTGTAAAGAAAAAACATTCAATAATTTATGATAATCTTTGTACTGTAAAAAGTAGTATTAAGATTATAAAAGAAGAGATAAAAGAAAATATTAACAATACTAGACACATAAAGGTAAGTAATTTATCAATAGAGATGGAACTTGATAAAGTACCTAAAGAGATATTTTACAAAGAAAACTTTTTAAGATTCTATAATTCTCAAAAGTATGAAATCATGATAGTAATATACTTTACTTTTATAGATAAAAAAGAGCCTGAAAATATACAAAAAATACTTTCATCTTGTGGATTTAAGATTTCATTGAATGTAATAAAAAAGAGGATTGATTATGCACATGAATATTATTCAAGATATTTAGATGAAACAATAGGTATTTCTTGTAATTATGCAATTATTGGAACAAGTGGTAAAGAAATATCATTTAAAATTAGTAATGTTTACAAATATTTTATAAAAAAAAACATAATATTTAAGAGTTCAATTGGAATAGAAGATGCAATCTACAAGTTTTTTAATATCTTTGAATTTGAGATACTTTCACTAATTGTAAGAAATGATAATATGCAATACATAAGAGATAGAACAGAAATATATAATGTTGAAAAAATGGTAGCAAAAGTAAAACGAAAGCTAAAGAGTGAAAAATTCTTAAAAATGATATAATACAAGAACAAAAGGTAAAAAATGCTCCCATCTACTGAATTAGCACTTATATATCAGAAGCAAATTAGAATAGTTGAAGATGTTGCGAATGATTTATATAGCGAATTAAGTTCCGATGCTGTTACCCCTATTGACACAGGTGCTTTAAGAGAGGCATGGAATATGGAAAGAACTGGCGATACTTGGCATATTTCGAACAACATGGAGTATGCTAGTATAATCTTTGATGGTCGCAGGTTAGTAGCAGGTCAATGGTATGGTAGCGAATGGTTGCCAGGAGGAATCGACCCTATTTTAATGAAATATAATAAGATATTAGAAATAAAATTAAAGAATGTAAGGATATAAAATGGCTTTATTAGAAATGGCAGCGGAAAATGAGATCCACTTCACGACAAACTGGACTGCAACACAAATACAACTCCCAGATAAAGTTTTTGACTATGCAGGGCTCGATACGTTTATCTCAATAAACTTTTACCCTACCCTTAACAATAGAATAGGCTTCGATGGCACTACAAACGGTCGAATCGCTAGTTATGGTATGAGTTCTATATTTTGTTACCACAAGAAGAAGAAACTCGCTTTAAAGTTAGCAGATGATGTGAAAGCATTTTTTAATGGAGTTGAATTGCCAAAAGATATTCATGTAGGAGTTGGTCAAGATAAACCAGCTATTGAACTTGACAATGGCTACTACGAGGCTCGTGTTGATTTTGAGGTTAGCCAGTACAGCTAACCTTTAATCAAACTATTATTCACGCTTATTTGCTTAGTATTAAGTAGTATCCTTTCATCTAATAGTTTTGTGTATTCTATTAGCAATCGTGTATTTTCTCTCATATTATTTCTAGTAATATGAGAGCTTATAATTGTTACGAATAGAACAACCGAAATAATTACACAGTAAGCCGAAGTGAGTAACATAAATTTATTCATCTAATATAATCTCTTATCAAATTCATTACAATCTCTGTAATGGTTTTATCCTCATCTAAACTAGCCTGTTTTAATTTCTTCCACTCCGTATAAGGTATGCGAAGTGATTTAAGTTTTTCAGGCATTTAGTAATTCCTTGTTTTCGTATATGTTTCCGATTACTTCACTTATATTTAATATCATATACAATGGTATAAACTCACTTTCTTCTTGGTATCCGAGCATTCCATTTTTAAACTCAACCCTTGAAATACAACTAATGTCAAACTCTTCATTTATGATTCTTACTATATCCCCCTCATAAATTTCTACACTATTTTTATCTTTTAAACCTGTGTATTGGCAAGTAGAATATATTTCCCAATCAGTATCATAAAAGCTATCATTTGCCGATACATTCCCTTGTCTTTCTGCTCCATCCTCAATAATTAGCATAAGAACATCACTTGAATTTGTTATCTCTTCCATTGTTAAACATAATGGCGATAAATACTCTTTAGTTCCTAGCGTCTCTCTTAGTAGAAATTTAAATTTAATCTCTCTTTCCATTTTCTCAACCTTTATCCTTTTAGATAATACCATTATACCATAAATACAAACAACTTAATATAATTGTATCTTTAAAACAACACAAAGGAAATACAATGTTAAATACGAAAAAAACAGCACTGTTCTTAAAGAGTGGTTCAGTTTTACCAGTTGCACCTGCTAACTTTTTAGAGGTTGAAGAGGAAGTTTTAATTAGTCCTGACATTCCTATAGAAGAGTTCAAACGCATCAATAGCTTACTAGGCTCAAACGACAGCTATGCTAATACAGACTTTATTAAGTTCTCTCGATCTGTATCTACTAAAATGCGTTTTCAAGACAGTTCAGGACTTGCGCTTGATACACTACCTGAGTATAGCGAACTGTTAAAGCTAGGTGGATTTGATGAGACTGTAGATACTACACCAGGTGAAGAAACGGTTACTTATACTAACTCACAAACTCCAACAGTCGGAAGTCTTGTTGCCTATATTGATGGATATAAGCATGAAGCGGCTGGAAGCGTTGCCGCTGATGTGACTTTTAATTTCCCTATTGGTAAAGCTGCTACTATTTCAGCTTCATTAAGTGGTTACTTAGATAACAAAGGTATCGCAATTGTAGAAGCGACTCCAGCGGTTACACTGAATCCTGAAAGTGTTCTACTTGTTGGTAAAGCCGATATTATGACTGCTGGTGGTGTAGCTCTTACTCCTGACAATATTACTATTGCGATGGGTGCAGATATTCAAGAGCTTCAAGGTATGGGTCTAGCTGAATTTCAAATGCAAGATTATAAAATTATGGTTACTGCTGATTTTCTGCCCGACAATGGCTCATATAACACTGCTGCAACAAAGTTAGGTGCTGATACTGTAGAGGCACTTCAAATTAAGCTAGGAACAACAGCTGGTGTAATGGTTAATGGTAAGTCTATACAGATAGATTGTGCTTTAGGTAAAGCATCTACATACAGTGATACTACTGAAAACAGTTCCGTCAAAAGATCGTTCACTTGGCTCTTAACAGGCGAAATTCAACTCAGTATCGTCCATGGATTTTTCGCCTAACAATTAGTTGCACATACCCACACTCTTTACTAGCCTTTTGTGTGTGGGTTGCTTTACAAAGGCTTACAAAAATAAAGGCTTATTATGAAATTAAACTTATCACAACCATTCACACTAGAAATCCCTCATGCAAATGCAGAAACTGAAATAATCAAGGGTACTCTTACTCCTTACTCAAAAACACAAAGACAAGAGTCTAAAAAAGAGTTTGACAACGAAAAACAATCAATTAAAACATTACAAAAGAAATCAACAAAACTTAGAAGATTAGCACTTCAAGTTGAAAAAGCTGAACAAAATAATAATACTCCAGAAGATGCTGAAAGCTTAGAACTATTATATGCTGAACTTGATGAGAAAACTGATGAAGTGGAAGCACTCACGGACTCTTTAGGCGACATGGATATAAACGAAGCAATAGCACTTAAAAGATTCACTACGAGTGTTAAAACAAACAAGCATGAGAGACTTATAGAAATATGTAACCTTGTCGGATATGTTGAAGTAATGGAAACTATCCATAAAGACATTGAAGAGGGAAAGCTAAAAAGTTCTCAAAACTAATAAATTGGGCGGGTCAAAAAGCTACTAACTCTGATGTAAGTAGCTTTGATGAGAGAGACACAGAAATACATTCTAGCGAGTCCAAAATTGTTGTGTTCGATAAACAAGACATTGAAGCTCAATTAATTATGTATATTTTTGGCTCACTCGACTTTGAATATGGTGGTATGGGTGGAAAACCTACAGGCTTTAAGTATCAACCTTTAAAAGATAATATTAAATGGAATGGGCTGAAACCAAAAGAGTACATCCCTCTGATTAGAAAAATGTTTATTACTTATGTTAATAATATTCAAAAAACATAGATTATGATATAATTGTATAAATTATCTTTTCTGGAGTTTGTATGGCAGAGTTACTCATTGATGTTAATACAAGAGGTGCTCACAAAGTCAAAGCTCTTGACAAAGACCTAAAAAAAGTAGAAGGAACTGCAAAAACTACAAGCAGAAGCCTTACAGCCATGGGTGTTGCTTTAACTGCAATATTAGTTACTAAAAAAGTTATAGATTATGCCGATTCATGGAAATTAGTAGAAGCAAGACTTGGACTCGTGACAACAGGCACAAAAAATCTTTTAGCAGTTGAACAAGCACTATTTAAAGCATCGCAAAACACTAGACAATCATACGAAGCAACAGCGAACCTATATACTAGAATGGCTCGTGCTTCAAAGTCTCTAGGAACTTCACAAACCGAACTATTAATCGCTACTACTGCAATCAATAAAGCATTAATCGTTTCAGGTGCATCTACACAAGAATCAAATTCAGCAATTACACAACTAAGTCAAGGTTTAGCTAGTGGGGTACTTCGTGGCGAAGAATTTAATAGTATTATGGAAAATGGTAGTCGTATCGCTGAAGCTTTAGCGGATAGTCTAGGGTTGTCGCTTGGAGAACTTAGAGCATGGAGTAAAGAGGGCAAATTAACAGCAAATGTTGTTATGGAAGCTCTAATAAGTCAAGCCGAAAAGATAGGCTCAGAGTTTGAAAAAATGCCTATGACAGTTGCTCAATCAATGACTGTTATGGATAACAACTTTACCAAGGCAATCGGACAACTTGATAAAGTAACAAGTGGCACAGAGGGCTTAGGAAATGCGATAGTTACCGTTTCAGAACTCGGGGTTGATGCAATTGAATTTCTTGGTAAAGCTTTTATAGGATTGAATTCAAATATTGAAGTTGCAGGGACAGCGGTTGCAGATATTGTTCTATGGCTTACTGAATGGGGTGGCGACTACCAATCAATGTCAGACTCGCTATGGAAGACAACACGAAAGAATTTAGATGCAAACCAAAAGCTATATGATTCTTATACGGAAGTTGGTGGTGCAGTAAGTGACTTAAAAGCTGAACAAGAAAAGAAAGTAGCGATAGACGAAAAAGCCATAAAACTTGCTAATAAACTAGCAGATGCACAGCAAAAAATACTCAATCAAGTAATAGCATCAACTGGATCTGATTATGATATATGGCTTAATAATGTAAACAACTTACTTACGGATATGTCAAAAACTGGTGCGAATGTAGCAGATATAATGGCAATCTATAACGGGGAATTAGCAAAATATAACAAACTAATATCAGATTCAGCAACAGAAGAAAGACTTGCATTACAAAAAGAACAAATAGATATTCAAGACAAACTCAATGACCAAATGGTAGAACTTAATGACCAACTCATAGCTTCAATCGGTACAGAGTATGAGCAATGGCTTAACGGTGTGAATAATCAAATGATAAGTCTTGCGAACAACGGTGCGAGTGCTTCACAAATGATGTCCGTATTCAATGCAGAAGCTTCAAAATATACAAATGCTCAACAACAATCAGTATATAAACAAACACTTTCCTCAACAGGAACAGAAGCCGAAAAGTTCTATGATAGAATCGGTACTGCAATTGCACAAATGGGAAATAATGGTGCAACTCCACAACAACAACAAGATGTATACAATGCAGAACTTACTAAGTTTAATAAATCTCAACAAGATAATTCTAGAAAAACAACAGACAATTCAAAAGCAATAAATGATAATACAAGAGCATTAAATACAAGACAATCAAGTTCTTCTGGTGCAGAAAGAGAGCAGCTGTCATACAGAGAAGCATATAAAATACTAGAGAAAACAACACAGGCAACAATTGGTGTTAGGATGAAGTTAAATGAGTTTGGAGGATCAGGCTTTTCGAGTGGATATATAAAATCGCAATTGGCTACAAGCAAGAGAAATAGAATAGAAAACATCCTTGAATCTAGAGGATTTAAAAGAACAAAAGTCACAGTTAGCGGAATAGACCCTGCAATAAAGCAAAAAGAGCTAAGACTACAAGAGGAAGCCGCAGCAAAAGCGAGTAAAGATGCAGCGGAAGCACTAGAAAGAACTATAAGTCTATTTACAAATGCTTTTAGTGATGTCATAAGCGAACTCGGAAATGTTAGCGAATTGTTTGGCGAAAACATATCATCAAGAGCTTCATCCGTACTTTTTGGCTCATCATCTTCAACTTCATCTTTCGGGAGTGCTTTAACTGATGCTCAATCAGCGATGGGTGCATTATCTGGAGACTTAGGGAATAAAGAGTTTGCAACAGCATACCAGCGAAGCATAGATGCACTAATTAGCTCTTTAGATGAATTTAATGATACGAGTAAGTTTATCTCACGAGAAGAACAGCAGTTTGCAAAAATATCGGCTTTTAATCAAACAAAAAAACTTGAAACAATCGCACTAAAAGAAAAGGTCGTAGTAGATGAAAACATACAACTACTCAGAGACATTAGGGCGGCAGTAAATGGAGAACAACCAGACTCAGCACTTCAAGCTGTTAAAGATGCCGTATATGTGACTATTGGAAATGACAACATAAACGCTATGTCAAACGACCAAATATTAACAATGGTAGCAGGAAATATTCAAGATACTGACAAGACTCTAGGTGGTACAGGGTTGTCAAGTTCAGTAAAAGGACTCTTAGCTTCAGTTGATAATAAAACAAAGCTTTTAAAATCAAGCACTAATGAGTTTATTTATACTTCTAAATTAACATACTCTGACTCAACAGGAGTTAGAGAATATGAAAATTTACCATACCAACAAAACCAGTCATTCCAATACTATGCAAAAGGTGGATTCACTGGCAACGGTTCAGGGCAACAAGACTCCTCAGGCTTTAAACAAGCAGGAGTAGTACACGAAGATGAGTGGGTAGCTCCTAAATGGATGATACAGAATAATCCTCAAATGTTTCAAGCCTTAGAAAATGCACGGAACAAAGGTGGATTCGCAGTTGGTGGATATGCACCTTCATCTTCAATACCGTCAAATAGTTCAAACTCAGAACAGACAAAAACGAATCAATTTCTATTCGTGGTTATTGACGAACTTAAAAAGCAAAACAGTCTATTAAGCACAGTAACAAATGGCGGCGATGCAATGCTCGTTGAACTGATAGCATAGGATACTTATGAAAATAGTACAGAACAGAACAACATCATACCTCTCAGCTAACTTTACAGAAGATGAGACACAATGGTTAATCGGCTCACTTTTTAACTACACAGATGAGATACGAGATGGTCACTATATTTATAAATATGCTGGAGCAGATGGAACAAATACCACTGACTCTCCAGCTGTAAACTCATTAACAATTACTCCCTCTTGGGTAAAAATAAAACCTACTAATTATTATGCAATGATAGATGGAGAAACTGGAACACAAACGGAAAATGCAGAGACGATAACTATTTCAATAACTGGTATTAATTATGATTCATTCTCATTATTAGAAGTTGTTGGTACGACAATAGACATAGAACTTTATGACAATTCAACATCGGCCGTAGTATTTGAAAAGACATTCGACTTGCAAGATGAGAGCAGTATTATTGACTTTTTTACATATTGTTTTTCAGAATTTACATTCACCCCATCGATATACACAGATGCAATTCCACTATATACAGATGCAAAACTAACGATAACAATTAGCAATGCAGGTTCAATCGCAAAGTGCGGTCGATTAGTATTTGGTCGCTCATCTTACATAGGAGATACAGGGTACGGTGCAAATTTAGGAATAGAGTCATATAGTAGAAAAGTAGTGGATGAATTTGGAAACACAACTTTGGTACATAGAGGTAGTGTAAACCTCGACAGTTATGAAGTTCAAGTACCTACTCAAAAGATACCTCTATTGAAAAGAAAAGCTCAAGAATTAGATGCAATTCCTATCCTTTTCGTAATGGATGAATCTCCAACAAGTAATACTGAAAACTTATTGAATTTTGGATACTGGCATAGTTTTTCTATGCTGATACCAAATTCAGTTAAAAGTTCTATCTCACTTACAATTAAAGGAATATTATAATGGGAACACAAATACCACCGTTTACAAAAACACCAAGTAGACAACAACCTGCTACTTATAGTGCAGACATGGACACTAGACTATCAGAGGAAAACTCTCGCATTACAGCAATGAATACTCAATCTGATGAGAATAATGTAATATCAGGGCAAGTTGCGGATGATAAGAATACAGCAGTTACTTCAAAGAATACAGCTGTTGAAAATGCAACTATTTCAACAGAGAAAGCAGCATCCGCAACAGCATCCGCAACAGCATCTAAAAATAGTTCGGAAGCATCAGAGATATCATATCAAAACACAGTAACTCTTATTGAGAATACAGATATTACGGCAACAGGCGGATATACTATTGATGCAGTAGATAGTATGTTTAATGCTCGTGAAGTAGAACACTTCATTAACTTCAACTTATAAAAAAAGGAAATATAAAATGGCAACAACAGAAAGTATTTTAAAAGATAGAGCAAACACTCTAATCACAAGTGCGACTTCTCTCGAAGAGGTGGCTTATTTAATAAAGGGACTAGGTTTAGGTGCAACTTCACAAGTAACGGTTGATGCAATTAATGCTAAAGTAACTTCATTATCGCCAACGGCTACTTCAAAAGAAATTGCTTATGTTCTTAAAGCCCTTGATACTACAAGTGGGTTAAGTGTAGATAGTGGTCTTGACATAACTAAACCATACGGTTTAATTTGGGATGATAATGCTGATACTTATTTCAGAACAGGTCACACAGTTCCAGCGGTTCAACAACAGATGAGAAGATGTGTGACTTCGGGAAGTCCTGAATACGGTGGAGCGGTTCAATATTACTTAGATGCAGATAATTCTGCTTTAAAAGAAGATGGTGGTGCTTCCGTTCTTGATGGTTCAACTGGCTTACAAGTTAGAGTTGAAATACCTAAACACTATGTAGCTTCTTATAAGCTAGGCTCACTTAATTATGACATCATGTCTCTTACTCCTTTTACGGGTGGAAAGACTCACGATAGATTTAAAAAAGCCGGATGGACTGACTCAGGCGATGGAACGAATGCAGTAAATGAAATCTCTCATGCTTATGTAGGGGCATTTGAAGGTTGTCATTATGATGCAAGTTTAGCAACTATGGTAAATGGTACAGCGGTTGCACCAGTTGCTTTAGACTTAGTAAATGACAAAGTCTATTCAGTTGCAGGATTTAAACCACTTTCAACAATTACAAGAGCAACAGCAAGAACACTTATTGCAAACGGTGGTTCTAAGCAGTATTCATGGCACGACCACGACATGATAAAGAGACTATTCTTAGTCGAATATGGTACTCACAATTCTCAAGCTATGATTGCGGGCTATACTGAAAACACAGCAGGTGCAAGCTACGACAATGATGCTTTAAAAACAGGTCTTACAGTTTCACTTGGAAACAATTCAGGCTCAATCTCAGGAAGTGCTAATCACTTAGCCGCTGGTGGAGATGGTGGATATAGTGGTGTTGTAGCAAACTCATTTAGAGGTATTGAGAATTTTTTTGGACATTTATGGAAGTGGGTGGATGGTATAAACCTGACAAATGCACAACCTTTCATATCCGCCTTGAGTGGAACATTTGCAGATGATATATTTACAGGCGATTATATCAGGGCAGTTGATAATGATGGCTTACTTGTAACTCAGCCTACATCAGACGGCTACCAATCAACTTTACATAATGGTACTAACTTCGTAAAAACTGTTGGAGCTTCAAGCTTAACAAAAATTACAGATTATTACTATTATGCTTCAGGAAATCGGGTTCTGCTATCGGGCGGCCCTTTGGATAATTCCTCGGGTGCCGGTGTCTCGTGTTTGCGTGCGACTGCTGCTTCCTCGAGTGTGTATTGGTCTGTCTGTTCTCGAGCTTAAAAATTTCTAAGCACTAACCTTAAAGAAAACTTAACTAATTGTAGTTAAGTTTCTAGGATATAAAATGCGAACAGGTTCTGAAATCGGGCGGCAATTTGAATAATTCCTCGAATGCCGGTGTCTCGTGTTTGCATGCGAATAATGATTCCTCGAGTGTGAATTGGAATATCTGTTCTCGTAGTTTTGTAAATATATTTTAACAATGTGTTTTATATCCTTACCTCTAGGTAAAATACATATCTTCTCCATTATATGCTAGTAGGGAAACTGAAAACTTAGGAGTACAAAAGCAGTAAAAATGAAAAGAAAAAATAACTTATATAATAAAATTTTAAATACTGACAATCTTATATATGCTCACAATAGAGCAAGTAAAGGAAAATCAGACTATGCAGAAGTAAAACGAGTGAATAATAATTTAAATAGCTATATACTAAAACTAAATACAATATTAATAAATAAAAAACATAAGACTTCGGAATACAAAATAGATACAAGAATTGAAAGAGGGAAGGAGAGAACCATTTACAAATTGCCATACTTTCCCGATAGGGTTATTCATCATTCACTATTGCAAGTTGTCCAGCCTATATTAGAACAAACATATATAAAAGATACATATCAATCGATTAAATGTCGTGGAGTCCATAAAGCAAAGGATAGACTACAAACTTTCCTAAAAGATAGAGAGAACACAGTGTATTGCTTGAAGATAGATATTAAAAAATACTATCCGAATGTAGATAATGAAATACTAAAAACAATGCTTCGTAAAAAGATTAAATGTGTTGATACTTTAAATTTAATTGATGAGATTATAGACAGCACCACGGGACTACCAATAGGAAACTATACATCACAAACCTTTGGGAATTTTTACTTATCCTATTTTGACCACTGGATTAAAGAAAACAAGAAAATTAAATATTTCATAAGATATGCGGATGATATGATTTTTTTGCATAAAGATAAAGATTTTTTGCACTCCTTAAAACTAGAAATAGATACTTACTTAATGAATAACTTAAAACTTACACTCAAAGAGAATTGGCAAGTTTTTCCAATTAAAAGTAGAGGTATAGATTTTCTAGGGTTTAAATTTTATCATACACATACTCTCATGAGAACATCTATAAAAAAAGCATATTTAAAGAGAATAAAACTAATCACAAAAGGGAGGAATAGCAAATCAGATATAAACTCACTAATGTCCTATTACGGTTGGATAAAAGCAAGTAATAGTTACAACTTACTAAGAAAAACAATCACAGATTCTTTAAGCAATACAATAGATAGCTTATGTAAAAAGATTCATATACTGAATCCATTTAGAAAGATATTTATAGCACAAAAGACAACCATTAATAAATTTGGAAACTTTCAGCCAAGTCTATTTTAAAAACTAAGGAAATAAAATGAAAATAAGTCAAGATGCAGCGTTTACAACAGATACTATAATAGGTTCGGGTGGCATACTTTATGCACTTGCAAACAAAACTACGGAGACTGATGATGATGGGAAAGTTTCTCACATCGCAGAAGCTATTGAAATAAAAAGTGTTGCAGATGCAGAAGATGCTATCTCTTTTCACAATGTAAACATAAAGTATTTGAGAGATACTGATTGGATGCTTCTCCGAGAACTAGATGGCGGGATAGCTATGACAACAGAAGTTAAAACTCTAAGAGCAGAAGCAAGAGTAGCAATTATCTAATGTTTGATAAACTATATGATAAAGTTGGAATAGATAAGGTATATCACTTCACCATAAGTGGTTTTATAACAGCTCTATTATACATAGCCATACAAGATGTTATAATAGCATCAGGTATAGCCTTGTTGGTAGGTGCTAGTAAAGAGTTATACTATGATTGGTACTTAGGCAAGGGCAACCATGAATGGATGGATATGGCGGCAAATGCTATTGGCGTAGCTTCTACATCTTTATTTATAGTAATAGTTGAATATTTTAGAGTATAATAAAGAAAAAGGGAATGAAATGGATCCAATAATTGAAGCACTCGACAATCAAATAAAACTAACAGATACAGTAAAAAGTCTACACAGCCGAGATGAGGAAATCATAACAGACCTCGATGACTTAAAAGAAGGTCAAGAGAAACTTAATTCAAAAGTTAATTCAGGCTTTGAAAAAGGTCGTAAAAGAATGGACGAAATTGAGGACAAAATGAAAATAGG